ACATAAATCATTTGCATCGCTTCTTTCTCTGTTTGGATTCATAAGCATTTTAACTTGTTTATCTTCAATTTCAAGTGTCATTCCTCCCAATTTTTCAATAGGTATTATTGTTCTTGCAATTGCTTTTTCATCTATATTATGATTCCAAAAAAATCTAACATCTTTGATGACATCTTTACTTATTGCACCCTTGCAAATAGTTTCTTCAAACATTCCTCCGATGTCTGTAGGTTTGTCGTATACGATGGGCCGCCCCTCTATGTAGTCACCGTGCTTCTCGTTGTGTTCTGCTCTTATCTCAAACAGGTATCCTCTATTCTCCAGTTCTTTCTTCAACTTACTTTTTCCCCTCCTTTTTTCATTTGATACTGTCCGGCAATATTTACATTTGCATAATTTAGCGATTGTACCCTTACGCCCTCCAGCTCTTTGATTGGCCGTAGTCCAAAAAACTTTCTTTTTTCGTTTTCATACAATGCTCCGCTGTCTCCTAACAACCGCACCATTTCTAATGTTTGGTCGACACTCATAAAAATTAAATCTTTCGGAAAAAATATGACTTCATTTCCAAATTCTTTTTCTTCGGGAAGAAAAAGCGTTTTCGTGAATGCTTCCGTGTATTTATTAACTAATGGTTCGATTGCTTTCTGATAAAATGCTTCATACTGTTCTTTTGTATAGTCACCGGTCAATATAGGCAATGATATGCCAAAAAAACGCAATATTTTTTCGTCGATAAATTTCAACGTTTCCGAATCTACCAGTTTTACATCCCGCTGGATTTTTATAAAATCGCTTTTCATATCCATTGGAAGAATGCCACTCTTGGATTTTTCCAATTTCTTTTCAAATTTTTTTAATTCCTTTTTCGTAGCCTCTTCATCGATAATTGAGCCTATTTTCACAATTCCGTTGATGGCAAACGATGTTTTCATTGCTGCTGAAATTCCTTTTAGCAAATCACTGTTTAACTGCAATGTCTGGAGCAGCGCCGCATTATCCGGCTGTCCGCTTTCATTGCCTCCCATATATTCACTGACCGCAAAATTTTTTCGGATATGGATAACGTCTGCATATGGCAGCGTAGTTTCAAAATTATTAGCAAACAAAAATTTGACAAACAATGTGCCTCTTGCGTCCTCAATGAAATCAACCTGAAGCGGCTGAATGGGATACAAGGCCATATATTTTCTTTTTATTTTCTTGCTTTCTTTCCACTGTTTAAATACCGGTACGATAAATGCATTATAATTCAGCATAAGCTGCCATGTCACTTTCTCCAGAAAGTCCGTCTTTGTCATTAACGGATTAGGATTATTCAAAATCCCCTGCAAGCTGTCTTGTCCTATAACCGGTATTAAATCATCCCCATTCTTTTTGATATGTGTTGGCTGCAATTTGCTCATTTCCGTTACAATGCATGTTACTGCCTGCTGCACAACATCCGACGCGTAAATATTTTGCCCAAACTGCGTAAACACCGGAACAGTGCCGTTTAGTGTATCTGCATAAACCGTACTTTTTTTTGAAAAGGCCTTTTTTAACGTATTCTTTATCCATCCCACGGCCTCACTTCCTTTCCACAATTTTTCTAAATTCAGAACGGTACCGTCTGTACATTTCGTATAAAATTATCAATGATACAGCTCCGTCAATCTTTTCCGCCGTCTTCGTCCTGACGCATAAGTAGTTTCCTTTTTCGTCTATTTTGATTGACGCATTTTTCAAACACCACTGGTCTACCGGATTTTCATTGTAATTAATAAGTTGGCTTTTTAAATCTGCCTCACACAATTTTATTGCACCGGATAACGTCTGCGCATTCTGCAATATCATTACAAGCTCTTCCGCCTCTTTTGTCATTCCGTATTGCTCCATGCGTCTTATAAAATCCCGCGAAAATTTTTGGTCGTATCCACACCTGATAATCCTGATATTATACTTCTTATATAGTTCCTCAAAGAACCAATCTGCCACAGCAGATACATCTACATCGTTCCCCTCTAAAATTTCTATATATCCTTGTTTGGCCCACTCCAGATAATTAGCTCCGGCATTCTTATCGTCCGAATTTTTCAGTTTTGCTTCCGGAATAAAATACTTACCGTATATATACTTTGTTTTGTCTTCCGGCTTCATTAACAAAATTTTCACCGAAATTAAATCTGTTGTTTCTGCTAAATCCGCTCCGCCTAAACAATAACTTCCCCTGAAATCTTCTATGTCAAATTTGGCTTCATAAGTATAATCTTCCCTATTCAGCCACGCCTGCACACTGTTCTGTTTTATGTTAAAATCCTTTGACAAAACAAAAATGCGTTCTGCCTTTGATGTTTTTGCTTTTTCTACCTGTTCTTCCAGATATGACTTCTTTTTTATAATCCCCAGTGTTGGATTGCTTTTTATCCATGATTTGGGATTTATAAATATTTCCTGCTCGCTGTCCTGTGTGTAAAACCATGGCAGCATTCTTTTTCCGGCCATGGTATCATCTTCGCCGTTGATTATTTTTCTTCCGGCTGCCAGTTCCTCATCGAGGAACCCCTCAAAAACAAATCCCTCTGTTGTAATTTCAAAAAATTTAGGATTATCTTTCAGGCTTTGCGACTGTTCGATTGATTTTGCTATCGTATTGGTAATCATTTCATGCACTTCGTCGATAATTGCAAAATCGATGTTTCTCCCCTCTTTGTTTCGTGTTTTGTCTGATAACTTAAAAATTTTTGAATTATTTGTTTTGTTGATAATAAATCTCTGGTTTCTTTTTGTGTCCTTGTCGTCCGGGTCTATCAGTCTTCTCATGGTGTCTATTGCGTCATATGTAATGGACGCTTGGTTATCGTCGTTTGACGCGCATACTAAATCAGCCCCCTCATTTCCAACAATCAGCTCGGACAAGCCAATCGCCGAGCAAGTCTCACTCTTTGCATTTTTACGGGCAATCAGTAAAAGGATTTTTTTAAACCGGTCAATTACCATTCCCAAATCTTTACTTTCTGCTGCCATCTTAAAGGAGTAAACCGCCTCGGTAAATGCTTTTTGCCAAAGCATCAGCCTCATCGGCTTGTTGTAATACGGTGATTTTGTCAGACGTACACAATGCTCCATAAAATCCATCCGCAGGTTAGCATCATCCGTATCATAAAAATATGTATCGTCGTTAAAGTCCTCCGCCAGATTGTCGAGTTCCATGATTAATTCCTGTCCGGCAATAATTTCTCCGCATTTTATCCGCTCACGGTACTCCAGCAAAAAAGAATTATCCGGCGTCCATATTTTTCTGTTTTTGATTAGCATGTTCTTTCGCCCACTTTCGCAATGGAGTTTCTTCATCATCCATTTCAATCCCCGTTATGCTGGCAAATAACTTTAAACACGCATTGTATTGCTGCAAAAGTTCTTTATATATTTTCCCTGCCGGCAGAAGCTTCTGCTTTTCACTGATTTGTGGGTGTACTTTGTAAAATGGTAATTTCTTTATTTCTTCCAGTTGTGTTTCCAAAAATACTAATTCATCCACCAGTTGCAAAACCTGTGTTTTATCGTCGCCACATAAGGACAGTAACTTTTCTTTTCTGCTATTCTTCATTTTTCTGCACCCAATCCGTTACGGTTCGCGGATTTCCCCATATTGCCATCACCGCCTCAACGACTTCTTTTGGTTCGGTTTTTGCCAGTTCTGTTCTTCCGGCTGCCGAATTGCTATAACCTTTCCTGTGCTTTTCGCCAACTTGTACCGTCTCGCCCTCATACTGCATATATTTTTGTGTTATGATACTGACGCTTTCTTCTGTCAACATATCTACTATTTTTTTTAACTGCATAGTCCGCCCTCCGCTTAAATAGCATACATAATGGTTGCATAATACGTCGTCACTTCGCTGTTGCTTTGCGAAAATGTCTTTGACCCAAAATAAACAGAACCTACCGCGCCTACCATGACTCCATCCGTTTTTTTACCGTCATACGGTGCCTGCAACGTTGCTAATATAAAATGTTTCATCGTAAATGGTGTCGAAGTTTTACTTATGTATATATTATAGCCTCCATCTTTTGCCCCCGGAGCAACTTTACACCTTGCAACAACAATATTGCCGATTTTTGTATACTCTCCGTTGGTTAGCAAAAATTGTGTTGACACTGCCGTATAACCATGTTTTGGTGTCCAAGTACCTGTCTCATAACCACTAAATGAGTTATTTGTTTCATTTTTTTTGGCAAACACGGCCGAAATCCGTGTGGCAAAATTAGTAAACTGCGTCTGTAAATACTGTTTTGAAACAAATCCCATCTATATCATCCCCTCATTTAAAATAATTAGCAAAGTCAATGTTTCCCGTGTCCTGCGATGGTACCGACAAAATATCTTTTAATACACTTGACGACATTATTTTCATCGTTCCCGGAGTACTGCTTGTGCCGTACTGGTGTACTAATATTGACCCGCCATTATTAAAATCACTTTTTGTCATATAGACCGAACTAAATACAACATCCTGCTTTGTTACTCCCTGTGCTGCCGGCCGCTGGTCTTTAAGTCCTTTTACAAACTTTGTATCATCTGCCGTGTTATTTACATTGCTTATTGATGTTTTTTTTGCAAACACGGCCGTAATCCGGTCTGCAAAATTCTGAAATTGTGTCGTTAAATACTCTTTTGAGATATATCCCATATTCTGCTCCTCCTATAATATATTTGAAAAATCTATATTCTCTTTTTCTTCCCTCTGGCTAAATCGTTCCCATGCTCCGTTGATTAGTACATATTCCTCGTAAACATCTTCTTTGTCTTCTGATTTTTTTGCCAGAAAATAGATGGTATTAGTATCTGCCTCCGATTTATCCGGCAACTTGGAAACAACTTTCTTTTTCAATTCTCCGTCTCCTGTCTGGTTCCTGATTTTCAGGTTCCCCTCACATGCAATTATGCGGTCTGTCTTTTTTGTCAGTTTCAAATTGCTAAACGCTTTTTCATCTCCTATAATGTGGATTTCCCTGCCGCATCCCCGTATGTGCATGATATGTCCATCAAAACAATAGTCCGCCGGAATTTTATATTCATACTCTGCAGCTTCTTTTTTCAGATTTATTTTCCCAAAAAAGAGTCCTCCATGATACAACTCAATTTTTGTTCCTACTTTATAGTTTTCAAATATCAAAATGACCGCGTTTTCTCCGTCGTCATAAGATACAGTTGGAA